CCCGGCGTCGTCTCGGCCACGGCTCCGGTCACCTACGCCGCGCAGACGGTCGGCCTCTCGGTCGGGGCTGGGCTCACGACCTCGAGCGGCGCCCTGGTGCCAAACTTCGGCGCGACCGCTGGCACGGTCTGCGTCGGGAACGACGCCCGGCTCTCCGACTCGCGGACGCCGACCACTCACACTCACGCCGCCGGCGACATCGCCAGCGGCACGATCGCGACGGCGCGGCTCGGGAGCGGGACGGCGTCGTCTTCGACGTTCCTCCGCGGCGACCAGGCCTACGCGTCGACCAGTGACGTTTTCGAGTTCACGCGTTCGGTGTCTCCGTCCGGCGCGACCGGCTCAAACGGCGCGTGGACGTGGACGCTCCCATCTACGGCAAAAATGGTCCGTGTTACGGCCATCGGTGGCGGCGGTGGCGGCGGCAGCGGGCGACGAGGGGCATCAGGCACGGCAAGATTCGGAGGCGGCGGCGGTGCCTCGTCTGGGCTGTGCGACGTGCTTTTTTCCGCGTCTGCCGACGGGATCGCGGGGCAATCGCTCACGGTTTCAGTCGGCGCCGGCGGTGCAGGCGGCGCGGCGAGGACAACGGACGACACCAACGGCGCCGCAGGGTCTGCGGGCGGCAACACTACCGTGGCTTGGGGATCTCGGTCGCTATTCGCTGGCGGCGGCGGAGGTGGTGCGGGCGGCACGGCGGCAGCTGGGACCGGCGGTTCGATCAACCTCTATTCGATGATGCTCGGGATCGCCGGCGGCTCGTCCTCTGTTTCGGGGCAGGCAAACGCTCCGAATCCTGGGCAGAGCTGGGCAACGGCCGGCTCCATCTACATGACGGCGGCCGGCGGCGCCGGAGGCGGCGGGATTTCAACTGCCGACACTTCTCGCGCCGGCGGACAAGGACGCGGCGATCACCTGCTCGCGGGACTCACGAGTGCATTCGGATCGAATTCCGGCGGAACCGCCGGAGGCGGCGCAGGTCCGAGTGCGGTTGACTCCAACACGAATTCGATCTCCTGGGCCGGTGGCAGCGGCTCCGGCGGCGGGGGCGGCAACTCCACCACGGCCGGCGGCAACGGCGGCAACGGCGGCCGCTACGGCGGCGCCGGGGCCGGCGGCGGCGCAGCATTCAACGGCTACAACTCCGGGGCCGGCGGCAACGGCGCAGAGGGGTACGTCCGGATCACCGTCTGGTACTGAATATGGCAAACTCTCTCGCGATCGTGAATGCTGCCGGCCGCGTCGTGACGTTCGTCCGACCAGACCTTCCCGAAGGCTGGTCTCCGCCAGACGGATGCAGGGCCGTACCGGACGACCAACTACCGGCCGGCTGGCAGTACGCTCCCGACGAGCGGCCTGTCCCGACGACGATTTCCGCCCGGCAAGCCCGCCTCTGGCTGGTGCGCCACGGCATCGGCCTGGCGGCCGTCGATGCGGCGATCGCGTCGATCCCCGACGCGATCAACCGCGAGAGCGTCCGCGTCGAGTGGGAGTACGGGACCGAGGTCCACCGTGACAGCCCGTGGCTCGCCGCTCTCGGCCCGTCCCTCGGCCTCGACGCCGCCACGCTCGACACCGCGTTTCGCGAGGCCGCGGCGATCTGAAACTTTCCCGCCACTCCGGCCCGCGGTTACGGTCTCCGTATGCCCACGTTCTCCGCATTACCGGCCGACCTGACGCTGGCGTTCGTCCCGGGCGACGAGTTCGCGCTGGGGATCGACCTGTCGATCGACGGAACCGGGTTCTCCTGGACCGCCATCGTCTATGAGGTGGCGCCGTCCTACCAGAACGGCGTCGCGATCGCCTCGCAGGGCGCGACCGCGGCGACCTTCGCGATCGAGGTGACCAGCGCCGCCCTCGGCCAGCTCGTCCTGTCGCTCACCGAAACGCAGACCGCGGCCCTGTCGCCGACCAAGAGCTACCGCTGGTTTTTCCGCGGCGTGTCGCCCGGAACAGTGACCAGGACCTACCTCTCCGGCGTCGTGTCGCCGACCTCGCCATGAGCGTGACGATCACCGGGAGCCCTGTGACGGTCGCAGTCTCCGGCACGACCGCGAGCGTGACCGTCGCGCAGACGGGGGACCGCGGCCCGACCGGAAACACCGGCCCTGCGAATACGCTCGCGATCGGCACGGTCGCGACCGGCACCGCCGCCGCCACGATCACGGGCGCCGCGCCAAACCAGACGCTCAACCTCACGCTTCCCCAGGGTCCGGCGGGGGCCACTGGGGCGGCCGGACCGAACCTCGAGCTACAGACGACCGCGACGCACATCCAGTGGCGCGTCGTCGGCGGCTCGACCTGGTCGGATCTCGCCACGCTCGCGTCGATCGCCGGCCCCGCCGGGGCCACCGGCGCGACGGGCGCGACGCTCGAGCTACAGACGACCGCCTCGCACGTTCAATGGCGACCGGTCGGCGGCTCGACCTGGACGAACCTCGTCGCCCTCTCCGCGATCACCGGGCCGCAGGGGGCAACCGGGGCCGCCGGACCCGCGAACACGCTCTCGATCGGCACGGTGACCACGGGGGCCGCCGGCTCGTCGGCCTCGGCCACGATCACGGGCACCGCGCCGGCCCAGACGCTGAACCTGACGATCCCCAGGGGAGACGAAGGGACCGACGGAGGCGACGTTGAGTTCCAGGCCTCCGGGACGCACATCCAGTGGCGTTACGTCGGAGGCTCGACCTGGACGAACATCGTCGCCCTGTCGGCGATCACCGGCCCATCCGGGGCCACCGGCTCGGCCGGGGCAACCGGCCCCGCCGGGTCCGCCGCCACGCTGACCATCGGCACGGTGACGACCGGAGCGGCAGGGTCGAACGCCTCGGTCACGAACAGCGGCAGCAGCTCGGCCGCGGTCCTCGACATCACTATCCCACGAGGGAACACAGGCTCCGGCGGTGTCTCGCTCGGCCTGGTCCTCGCCCTGTCATAGGTGACGCATGGCAAACCCGAACATCGCCTCGGCCTCGACTGTCGTCCTCAACAACGCATTCGTGAGGCTCGACAACACGACCGAGACCCAGATCGTCAGCAACGCGGCCTCCTCCGGGAAGGTGTATCTCATCGACTCGCTCATCGTCGCGAACGTGGACGGCGTGAACGCCTGCGACGTCACGATCTCGGTCTACGCCTCGGCAACGAACACGGGCACGGCGACCAAACTCGCGCACACGATCACGGTCCCGGCCGACGCCACGCTCGTCGTCGCGTCGAAGGATCTCGGCCTCTGCCTGACCGAGGCCGAGTCGATCTACGCCACGGCCTCGGTCGGCGGCGACCTTCATATCGTCGCCTGCTGGAAAGAGCTGTCTTGATTCCTGGAGGTGACGCGTGAGGGGACCAGGAGGATACGTCGGATTCCGTCGCGTGCCGGCGGCCTCGGGGGTGCATTCCGCCGCGAGCGGTGTCTGGACGCTGCGCGAGGCCGAATCGTTCAAGCGGGCGGGGACCTGGCCGGTTTCGAGCGACGATTATTTTTCCAGTGTCGCCCTGCTGCTGCACGGCGAGGGCAGCGGCGCTACGATCGTGGACTCGTCTCCGACGCCGAAGACGGTCACGGCCTACGGCGACGCCACGCAATCCACGACCCAGGCGAAGTGGGGAAGCAAGAGCATCAGCAGAGGCACGAACGGCGCCGTCAATCTGGGCGTGGGGATGAACGGATTCGGCTCCGCTAACTTCGTGATCGAGGGATGGTTCTACGTCGTGAGCGTCAGCGATTTCAATTGGTTCTATGGATCGCGTCTGACTGGAATAACGGGCGGCGTGCATTTCAACTATTTCTCCGGAACGTGGAAGAGTGAATTCGCGACCGGCGGCGGCTGGCTCAGGGTCGACAACCTGGCAGTCCCGACCTCCGCGTGGTTTCATTACGCGTTCGTGCGATCCGGCACGACTGTGAGAACGTACATCAACGGGGCCTCGCAGGGGTCCGTTACCGTCGGGACGTCGGCGCTCACTGGAGACACGGGGGCGATCACTCTGTTCAGCAGCGCGACGGCGACCTCCTCTTCATCCAACGGCGTGAATGGATTCGTCGACGATCTCCGTATTACTATCGGGACGGATCGCGGTTACACAGGCTCCACGATCGCCGTGCCTACCGCCGCATTCCCTGACTCATAGTTTGGCATCCCATGACCACGCTCTACTACGCCCTCCAGGACGAGCAGACGATCTACCTGCTCTGCCAGCTCGCGCAGACCGGCTGTCTCGCCTACCTCGTCTACAGGCACCGATGAGGGGGCTGTCGTGACGCAACCTGTCCCCCGCTGGCGGCCGCCCACGATGCGACGGGCGGCGACGAAGGAGATCGCGCACTACCGGACCGCCGACTGGCAGGCGAAGCGGCAGCGGATCGCGATCCGCGACTCCTACGTCTGTCGCGACTGCGGCCGCGTCGCCTACGGGAAGGCAGGCCACGCCGACCACATCGTCGCCCTCGAGGACGGCGGCCGCGACGACGACGACAACCTCGCCTGGCGGTGCAGCTCGTGCCACGGGAAGAAGACGCGAGCGGAGCAACGGAGGCGAGGCGTTCTATGACTGCCGAACGCGCCGAAAAGGGGGGGTGGGGTCGGCAAGAATTATGCCATTCAACGCATGACCCCACGGCCCTCGCGCGCGAGTTTCCGGCGGTTTTCGATAGGGGGGCAAGGTTGACCCGTACCGCCACTCCCATACCGTAGGCCCAGGAGGCCCATAAATGCAGATCCGAGACCGCGTCCGCGAGCTACGCCGCGTCCGGGCCGGCGACCTGACGCCGAACCCGAAAAACTGGCGAACCCACCCCAAGGCCCAGGCCGACGCCCTCCGCGGGATTTTGGCCGAGGTCGGCTACGCCGACGCCCTCCTCGCCCGCGAGCTGCCCGACGGCTCGCTGATCCTGGTCGACGGCCACCTCCGGGCCGAGACCACGCCCGACCAGGAGGTCCCGGTCCTGGTCCTCGACATCGACGAGGCCGAGGCCGACAAGCTGCTCCTCTCGCTCGACCCGCTCGCGGCCCTGGCCGAGACGAACGCGGTCGCCCTCGACCAGCTCCTCCGCGAAGTTGACACCGGGAGTGAGGGACTCCAGCAGATGTACGCGGACCTCGCCGAGGCGGCGGACCTCTACCAGGACGACGCGAAGGAGATCGTCGAGGACGAGATCCCCGAGCCGCCGGCCGACCCGATCACGAAGCCGGGCGACCTATGGGTCCTCGGTGAACATCGCCTGCTCTGCGGCGACTCGACGAAGGCGGAGGATGTCGAGCGGCTGATGGCTGGGGCGAAGGCAGACCTCCTTCTCACAGATCCACCGTATGGAATCGGATACGCCGGCTCGATGAAGTTAGGGCAAGAACGGTTTGGGTGGAAGCAGTACGAAGGCGGATGGGACGAAGAACGGCCGAGCGAAGCGACAATAGTCTCCGCTGTCGGCATGGCGAAAAAAGCGATCATCTGGGGAGGCAACTTTTTTCCGTTCTTGCCAGTGTCTGCGGGCTGGCTGATTTGGAACAAAGTGCAAAGAAACTTTTCGATGGGCGAGGGCGAGCTGGCGTGGACAAGCTTTCTCAACTCTGTGCGAATGTTTGATCTCGCGAGAGCGCAGGCATTGAGGGATGGAAAAGAACACCCAACACAAAAGTCTGTGCAGCTCATAGCCTGGTGCATTGGATTTGCGGACGACGCAAAAACCATCCTTGATCTATTCCTCGGCTCCGGCACCACGCTGATCGCCGCCGAGCAACTGGGCCGCAAGTGCTACGGCATGGAGATCTCGCCGTCCTACTGTGACGTTATCGTGAAGCGGTGGGAGACACTGACCGGCAAGAAGGCGACCCGCGAGGAGGTGACGCATGGGAAAACGCGGACCGCGTAAACAACCGACGAAGCTCCGCCTACTTCGCGGCGACCCGTCGAAGGAAGGCAAGCACGCCGACGAGCCGGTCCCGCCGGCCGGGGCCGTCGTCGCCCCGGCGTGGGTGACGGGCAAGGCCCGCGAGAAGTGGGACGAGGTCGTTCCGCAGCTCGAGGCGATGGGCCTGATCACGCCGGCCGATGTCGAGGCGATCGGCCGCTACTGTGCCATGTACGAGCAGTGGGTCCGCTACCTCGACCAGATCCGCCGCGGGCTCGACGTCCTCGTGATCCGAGACAAGGACGGCAAGGTGAAGTACATGCAGTCGACGCCGGCAGCGACGATGTTTGTCAAGCTGGCCCACTCGATGCTCCGGATCGAGCAGGAGTACGGCCTGACGCCGTCGGCCCGGGCCGGCATGGAGGTGAACCGTGGGGAAGTCCGAGACACGCTCCAGGCGTTCATCGAAGGCCGGGCCTAAAAAGGCGACGCCGCGGAAGCCTCGCGGCCCGGCGTGGAAGCGGCGGCCCGAGTACGTCGCCGGCTACACGTTCGAGCAGGAGCGGGCCGACCGCGTCGTGGCTTTCGTCCAGCAGTTCGTCACCATGACGAGCGGCCGGAAGTTTGCCGGGAAGCCGATGAAGCTCATGCCGTGGCAGGTCCACGACATCATCGAGCCGATCTACGGCTGGGTGGACGACCAGGGCCTTCGCCGCTACCGGCGGGCCGCGATCTTCGTCAGCAAGAAAAACGGGAAGTCGTCCCTCATGGCGGCCCTTGTCCTCTACCACCTCCTGGCCGACGGCGAGCCCGGGGCCGCGGTCTTCGGGGCGGCCGTCGACCGGATCCAGGCCGGCGTCATCTACCGCTCCGTGGCCGCGAGCGTCCGGGCGAACCCCGAGCTGGCCCGGGCCCTCGAGGTGATCGACTCCCGCTCGACGATCGTCCACCGGCCGACGGCCTCTCGGTACACCTGCCTCGCCGCCGACTCGTGGCGGGCGGAAGGTATCGACGCCTCGGCCGTCGTGGTCGACGAGCTGCACGCCCACCGGAAGCCGGATCTCGTCCAGGCCTTGACCTACGCGGGAGCTGCTCGAGCCCAGCCGCTCGTCGTGGCGATCTCGACGGCCGGCGAGTCGCGGAACGGGATCGGCTACCAGTGGTACCAGGACGCCCGGCTGGTCGAGGCGAGCCCCGAGGCGAACCCGACATTCTTCGGCAAGATCTATGAGGCGAAGGAGGACGACGCCCGGGGCGTCGAATCGCCCGAGGTCTGGCGCGACGCGAACCCGTCCCTCGGCGTGACGATCTCCGAGAAGGACTTCGCGAACGACTACGCCGATAGTCTCACGAGCGGGACGAAGCGAACGTCGTTCCTCCGATACCGGCTCGGGATCTGGGCCCAGGCCGACGCCCGCTGGTTCCACGGCGACGACTGGGCGAAGTGTGGCCGCGAGCCGATGGAGCCGCTCGCCGGCCGGCCCTGCTGGGTCGGGGTGGACCTGGCCTCCAACCTCGACATGACGAGCGCGGCTTTTGTGTTCCGGGAGCAGGACGGCTCCTACTCGGTCGAGTGGAAATACTGGGTCCCGTCGGAGACCGTCGGCGACCGGGTCCGCGAGGGGATCCCGTATGACACCTGGATCCGCGAAGGCTGGGTGACGGTCACGGACGGGCACCGGCTCGACCATGAGGCGGTCGCGCGCGACATCATCGCCTACGGGGAGTCTCACGAGATCCGCGGCGTCGGGGTCGATCCCTGGCAGGCCGGGGCCCTGGAGACACTCCTCCAGCGGGAAGGGATCGAGGTGAAGTCGGTCGCCCAGCGGACGGCCTACCTGAACGCGCCCTGCAAACTGCTCGAGGCCCTGGTCGTCGAGGGCCGGCTCCGGCACGGAGGAAACCCGGTCGCGGCATTCAACGCCAACAACGTGTGTGTCTACACGGACCCGACGGGCATGATCAAACCCGACAAGGCGAAGAGCAGCGAGAAGATCGACGGCATCGCGGCGCTCGTGAACGCCCTCGCCCTGGCCTCGACCGACGACGCCGAAACCGGCAGCGCGGACGACTGGAAGATCCACGTTCTCTGAAACTTTACCGGGTGGATTGCGGGGGCTGACACTGGCGGCAGGCAGGGCGTGGAGCGCTGCCGCTCGAGGGTCCGCTGATGCCCCGCAAGCCTGCCGCCGCCCCGCGCCGAAAGAGTGCCGCGCGGCCGATCCGCGGGACGCTTGTCAACCTGCGGAACAGCCTGGCCGACATCAGCCTGAGCCTGTCGCCGCGCGACATCGGCCCCGAGACCGCGATCCGTGTCTCGTCGATCCTCGGGGTCGTGCGCTGGATCTCGCAGGCCGTGGCGGTGATGCCCCTCCAGATCATGCGGACGCTCCCCGACGGACGCAAGGAAGACGCGGCGATCCCCTGCTCCTACACGCTGCGGAAGCGGCCGAACCCGTGGCAGTCGGCCTATGACTTCTGGCAGCTCGTCGCCTACTGGACGGCCCTCCACGGAAACGCCTACTGCCGCGTCCTGCCCGGGCCGCGCGGCTTCTGTTCCGAGCTGCGGCCGATGCACCCGAGCCGGGTCAAGGTCGACCGGCTCTCCGACTACTCGCTCGCCTACAAGTTCTGGAACGACCGCGGCACCTGGGAACCGGTGCCAGCCTCGGAGGTGATGCACTGGCGATGGCTCTCGAATAACGGGACTATCGGCATGGCGCCGGCGGAACTGTGCGGGACGTCGATCGCCCTCGCCCGCCAGCTCGACACCGCGGCGACGGCCTTCTGGCAAAACTCCGCGCGTCCCGACGTCGTCCTGGAAACCCAAGAGAAGATCCCCGACGAGGCGATCGCGGCCCTCCGCGAACAGATCCGGACGCTCTACGGCGGCGCCGCCAACCGCGGCAGCGCGGCCGTTCTCCCGCGAAAGACGAAGCTCGTCCCGATCGAGAGTAACTCGATGGAGGCGAACCAGTTCCAGGAGCTGCGGGACGCGATCCTCCCCGACGTCTGCCGCTGCTGGGGCGTTCCCTCGACGCTCCTCGGGGATGCCCGGATGGCGAAATATTCGACCGTCGAGCAGGAGCACCTCTCCGCGCAGGTCTGGTGCCTGCTGCCCTGGCAGAAGCGTATGGAGGGCCCTGTCGATATGCTCCTCCAACCGGTCTACGGCGAGGACGTTTACGCGAAGCTCGACAACCGCGGGCTCCTCCGCGGCGACACCGCGGCCCGGGCGGCGCTGTACCAGACGCTTTGGAACATGGGGGCGATCACCCCGAACGAGATCCGCGACCGCGAGGATCTGCCGCTCCTCGAGGACCCGGCCGCGAACGAGACGTTCGTGCAGCTCGGCTTTTCGACGCTGGCCGCGGCCGCCGCCCAGGCCGGGGCCGCCGGGGGCGATCCGCCGGCGAGCGACCCGCCCGACGACACGCCGGCCGACGCGCCGCCGGATGACGAGACCCCGCCGGCCGACGAGCCGGCCCCCGGAGGGACGACCGATGTCGCAGCCTGAACGCCGCTACCTGCTGACCGCTGACCATCCGGACGCGATCGCCGTCGAGCGGCGCGACGACCAGCCGCCGCAGCTCGTCGGGATCTCGCCCCCGTGGGAGAGCCTGTCCGTCGACTTGGGCGGCTTCCGGGAGAAGTTCTCCGCGACCGCGTTCGACGGCCTGATCGACCGCAAGCCGACGGACCCGCGCGGCAAGATCGACGTCCCGTTCCTGTTCAATCACGACCCGAACCTGATCACCGGCCGGACGTCGAATGGCCGTCTCGATCTGACGAAGGAAGCCCGCGG